CATAAGCACTTGGGTAGACCTTGAACTTACGCTTTGCTTCGGATTTTACTCTTGAATATAGTGCTTTATTAACAGGAATGTTTGCCACGTTTCTTACCTCCCTTCTTTTTCTTCTTCTTTTTCTTAGTAGTCGAATGATACATAGTAAGAATTAGGTGGTTCTTAGTATATTCTAAACGAAGTTTGACCTAGTGTCTCTGGTTTTGCGAGATTAAATTGTTGGAGGCAGAGATACCCGAAAGCGTCAAATGCGTGGTCAACCCCAAGGTTTTTGTTTGGCATACCTGTGTTTGGAGCGTATGTGAGAGTTCGGAGGGATTTTATTAATTCTTTACAGCGTGGGTGGATTAAAGTTCGTCTTTCTCCTGCTGCGTCATATAGTGCAGTGTTTACGGATGTTACTTTGTCTCGTATTTTCCAGGGGGCTCTGGGAGATGACACAGTAAATCCGCTTCTGCGTAGGATAGTGTGGTCCGTTGAACCTACTCCTGATGTTTTTCTGGCAGCACCCGTGGGGTCGGGGCAAGCTATTACTCTACGTTCCACGCCATATCGGTTGGTTACTTCTTCTGCAAAATCCCAGGTTGTTGCCCCACCCGTCATAATTATTTCATCGAAGACGTATAGGTATTCTCGGTAGCGGACTGCACAGATTCCGCAGAGTGGGTCTACGTTAAAGTCAACTCCCAGGAGTAGTGGGGCGATGTTTATGTCCTCGGCATCGGTAGAAATGTTAGAATCTGAAAATGAGACTGCAACGAGACCAGTGAGATTCTCAAAGCTTGCCTCGAACTCTTGCTTGAATGTTCTTATGTCTAGTTGGGATCTTGCTGCTTCGACTTCTTCTGCTGGTACGTTGCCCCCGTCTATTGTTGTGAAGCTCCAGCGTTTCCAATCTCCTGATGTATCTTCTGGAACGTAGCACCATAAGTCGTAGAACCATGATGCTGTGCCGTCTGGTGTGGATATGAAGAGTGCCCAGCCTTGTTTGTCTGCGAGGGCTGGTCTGATAACTTGGAACCAGACATCGGAATCCATGAAGGCTGCTTCGTCAAGTACTACTCCAGCGAGACTTCGGCCACGCAGGGTCATGGCATTTTCTGTTCCTTTGAGTTCAATTAGCGATCCATTAATTAGTTCTATTTTTAGGTCGGTTTCGTTTTTGGAGGCTATCCATTGGGTTGGGATTAGTTTCTTTATTTCTTTCCAGGCTATGTCTTTTGCCATGCGATAGGTTGGGGCACAGTAGAAGTAGGTTTCGCCTGGGCGGTTTATTGCTGCTTTTAGTAGTTCGATGCAGGATAAGTAGGATTTTCCGAATCTTCTGCCAGCTACGAGGACTCTGAATCTTTGTTCTGCGTTGAACACCTCCCCCTGGGCCCATCGGAGGGAGAGATTTTCGGCTGTTTTTGTGCTCATGTAGTAGAGATTAGCTTAAATTTTGACAAATTTCTGTGTTTTACTCGACTAAACTGTGTTTTTAGGGTTATTATTCAGTATAAATAGCATTTTAGTCCGTGACAGATTCTATTCTTCGTAATCCAGATGGTCAATTTACATCCGAACGAGCCAGACAAGATGGCAGAGTTTGTGGGAGGAGACAACCAGACGTAGTGATTGAAGCCAGAAGGCAAAAACTTTATAAAAGACAGTTGGAAGGTAAAACTACCAGACAATTAGTGTTGGAACACGCTGCCACAGAGGGAATTGGCATTGAAACAGCCTGGACTGATTGGAGAAAGGTAAAATCCTGGAATGATGAGGATTGGGAAAAAGATAGAGAAAAGATGATTGGTAGGTTGCAGGGTATGAGAATGAAGTTATTTAACCAGGCTATGAAGAAAGGTCAGCTTCAAACTGCTGCTCAAGTGTTGGATTCACTCGGTAGAGTACTAGGAGAGAGTGTAGAGAACATCAATATTAACGCTCCACAGCTATCTATTAGCGTTGAAGATAAGAAGAAGTAGTTGACATTAGTGTAGTATTGTAGTATTATTATATTGTAGTATTTTATTGCTTATGACTTGATTTATCAGTAAGTTCCCTGTCTTTCTATACTCTCGGAAAAAATTTTTGACCCTGCCCCATGCTGTGGGATTGTGTGGGATAGCATGGGGAATAAAAAACAGACAATAAAAAACCCCACGGGATGAGGTGGGGCGGGGCTGTGCGGGATAGCAAGCGGGGAACAATTAACCGTAATGTTTTTTCTCACATTCGGTGTAAGTAAAATTGCCAGCCTGTAGACATTTTTCAAAACCTTTATTTGTCAGATAGCCAGCAAGCAATAGGCTAGACAGTCCAATAATAAAAACGGTTGCATTTATCCACATTCGGTTTTTATTTCGGCCTGAATAAACTTTGATGCGGTTAATGTTTGGATTGTTTGGGTAAGACATAGGATAAGTACGGAAAGAGAATAAAAACTAATTAATTAATAGAGTTAACAAAAACCTTCGTCTTCGTCATCATCACCAATAAAACTAACTGGTTTATTATCAACATAAAGCCAGCCATTTTTTGTGTAGCCAAAAACTTTTCTAGACCATGCGTTAATATCTCGCATGGCTTTAGCATCTTCTTTAATTTGTTTTTTAGTTCGTTTGTCTGTCATTGTTTTAAAAAGTTGTAAAATGTTTTTGATAAAGTTTACTAGCTTCAATATGTCTCCCAATATTGGTTAACATTTTAATAGTTTCTAGTATTCTTGTTTTTTCTATTTGATGTTTAGTTTTCATTTTGTTTAATTCTCCCAACTTCTTAATTCTGCAATATCTTCAGGTTCTCCAATAGTAAAAAAATAGTTCTGATAATCATAACCAATGGATTTGATTTCAAAAATTTCATTGTTAAAAAAAGAATCTGAACTAATTAAACCTCTGCAAGCTTCAATATGATTTTCTTTAGTTGATAAATCATATTGCCAATCGTGGGTATAACTCCAAGTTGTTTCGCTATCTCTTTTTAAAACTGCTTTAACTCTTGTACCTCTATAATTTGTTGGACCTAATAAAAAAGTTTTGATAGTCCAATTTGTTGTTAAATTATAGTCTTTATCCATTAGTTTAGATCTCTCTAAATTTGTTAATGGTTCGGAGATAATAGTCATTTGAAAATTTTAGGTAGGTTTTCAATTCCATTATAAACGATATTAATAGATAAATCAATACTATAATAATATTCTAATAACAACCAAAAAACCCCAAAAAACCCCACTTTTTAACCTCTATTCTCATCATAAGAATTAATAAGAATCTCAAAACCCTTACTATAGTTAGATAATCTCATAAGTAAGAATTGTATAATTTTAAAATTTTAACGTGTGATACTACCTAAACAACATTAGAATTATTAAAATATCACATTAAAAAAAGCTAGACTCAATTAAGAATCTAGCCTATAAATTTAATTTTATTTTGTGTTATCTGGTAAAAGATAACGCTTTTGATCTAGCCTTTAAAATTCTTTCTCCATTTCTTCCACGAATTAAACTTTCAAATCTAATTCTTGCTGATTCTGTTTCATCTTTTCTACTACTTTCAATATGTGTTTCATATTCTGTAATTGCGTTAAAAGCATTATACAAATTAGGCTCATTATTATTAGCTTCTTTATAATAGAAATTTTTAATTTCCTTAAATTCGTTTTCAATATCTGAAAACTTTTTATTTCTCTTTTGTTTTGTTTCTTTGTCTGTTATCTGACCTCTTAACTTATCTTCAAAACTATGCAAGAATAATTCTTTTAGCATTTCGCTTGAACATTTTGTATTTTTCATTTCTTTAAATTCTTCAATAGAATTGCTTAAATCATCCCTCTGATAAGAGATAAATTCACCTAAATTTTTAAGGTAATTATTAATTCCCTTTTGATGTTTAAACACCATTTTGTTTTTTGTATTCTGAATAGATCCCATTTGATTAAAACACCATAAACGAACATCAGATTGAATTACTTTAAATGAATACGAACCATCAAAAGAGTTAACAAAAATAAGTCTTCTTCGGATTGAATCACCCTCTGAAACTTCTAAATCATTATTTTTAATTGCACAAGTTACGAAACATCTAGCAGTATTATTCATACTTATTACATGTTCAATATCTAAAAAATTTAAATTCGGTTCTATTGCTTTCATTATCATGTCATTTTTTACCATTTCGTAAGAGTTAGAAACAACACTAATTGTTTTCCCCGTCCTAGTATTTAAAATTGCTTTATTATTAGGACATTCAATTCTTTGTTCGTTGTAATTAGTAAAAATTGGCAATACTTCAGGATTGTTAGTAATTCCAGTATTCCAAAAAATATCTTCAATATTTTGTGTGTTGTCTACCTTAGTTCCTATTAAATCTTCATTTCCTACTCTTTTGTAGTTTTTTGATTTATAAGGCTGATCAATTCTTAAATTTTCAAAATTAGGATTTGTAAAAGAAGAATCAATTAAGTTGAGTTGGTTAAAATTGTTCATGGGTGAAAAAATTTATTTACTCTTATATATTAGAGTATTACTTTAATAAATGCAATCTTATTTCATACTATTTATATGTATTAAAATTTTATCAATTAGCCTATCTGACCTATAAATTAAATTTTCTGAAAATTGATTATTAGAATTATTTGATATTTTTTGTAAAATAATTAGAATAAAAAATAAATCCTGAATAGGGATAGAAACATGACTATGTTTAAAAAATTTATGAATGTGAGAGGCCATGATGAATGAAAAATAATGAATGAACAATCCATAATTAACTAACCTTATAATGAATGTCAAATTCTGAGAATTCTTAGTGAGAATTATGAATGAGAATTTTATATTGCATATTAAAGGCGATTCATGTAATATTGTAGTGTTCACTAATCCACCATTAATTAATGAGGTTAAATTATGCCAAATTGGACATACAACAGAGTTAGAGTCAGGGGTGACGATTCTG